TCTATAGTTTGCTCCCAAGTCTCATAAGACTCCACCTCACCCTCAATAGGTCTACTGTATGTACGTCTTGTAATTACTTGAGCTCTCACAGAAGGTGTCATATACACTCCTCTAGGATAGGTGGTTTATAGTTCTTACCTTTATTAACTTTACCGTCTTCATTCTTAGTAAAAGGAAACTTACTCATGTTAGATTTATGTACCAACTCAAAAGCCTTATCAAAATCCAACCCAAAACTAACTGCCGTTCCTTTAATTACATAAACCACATCACATAACTCTTTCAAGAAATCCTGCATAGCAACTTCTCGTTCTAACTCATCTAAACCGGACTCTAATTTAAGCCCTGCATTAGCAAGCTCTTGTACCTCTTCAAAAATCAACTTCATTCTAAACTCAAGGAGCTCTTTACTGAAGGGCTCATCAACAGCCAAATTCATCTTCTTGTGGAACTCTACTAATTTTTTCACGTTCTTCTTCCTCTAGTGCTTGGATTAATATAGCTGAGTAATTAATGTTGTCCATCAAAGAATCTTTAATTGATTCATTACTCAATTTACCTTCCCTAAAATAACTTTCAATTCTACTCCACTTGTCTTGCAGTCTACACGCTACACCCAAACTAACAGGAGCCCCTAGTGATAAGATTCTACGAAAGTTATGTAAAGGATCTCCAGGTTTAGCATAGTCTTTATTTTTTTTCTCTGCTAACACAGCACACTCATCCAGAATTTCTTTTACCCGTAGATGATCCGTTATTTTTTGGTAGGGGATCATAGTTATTTTGGACTCCATAAATACACCTCTCCTTTCTGTATATTATAGTCATCAGTTCTTAAGATACGAGCCATACGAGCTTGCACTAACGCATCCATCTCTGTTAAACCAGCCTTCTCAAAAGCTTTTGTAATAATCTCCCAATATTCATTGGGTTTCTTATTAAACAAAAGACCTAACGCTCTCTTCACTCCGATACCTGGACATCCTTTGTAGTTATCTACTGCATCACCAGTTAGGGTTTGCATATAGAAATTAAAGTCAGCAGTATTATTATTAATAACTGTGTAATCTTCTGAGTCTAGGTTGTAATAGATACATGGTATTGTATTCATGTCCTTATCAATAGAAGCAATATAATTAACCTTAAACTCACCATCAGTAGCTAAGATTCCCATGACATCATCAGCTTCTAATGTTGGTAAACTTTTAGTAGTATATTGTTTGATTAAGTATTCCTCTAAGTGTTTGAATCCTAGGGGCTTCCTATTCTTTTTTCGGTGTGCCTTATATTCCGCAAAAATTTTCTTCCTAAAATTATTTGACTTGTCTGATAAGCAGACAACAGTTTCATCTGGCTTCATAGTTAATTTTAAATCTTCTATAGTAGCTGAAGCTTGAGTTTTTAGTTCATCCAAGTCTACTCCTGTAGTAATCATTCCATCTTCCCACTCAATTTCATTCTGTACTGCCCAACAAGTTTTGTATATAAGTATATCTCCATCTATCAATAACCTCGTAGTATCCATAGTAATCTCCTAAGCTAAGATGTTCTTTGTAATGACACTCATCACATAAATATAAACACTTTAATGATTCTTTTACTCCATGTATTAAACCATTCTGAATACAGGTAGAAACTTTATTAATTTTAGTATCTGGGTTTACATGGTGAAAATGTAACGCTCTCTTTTTATTTGTTGTACCACAATGTTCACAAGAAAAGTTTCTTAAAAAACATACTATATAAGATTTTAAATGTCTTCTGAAAGTGTTATATCTAGCTTGTTCATTTTTTTGAGAGTAAATATTTTTACTTAACAAGAAACTATAAAAACCTTTACAAAAAGTTTCTAGCTCTTTAAATGTTTTAATGTGTTTCAGCCCAATCTCTTCCAACTTTAAACGTCCCACTAAGAGGGCATCCAAATTCGTAGTAGTGTCCAGCTCTTTGGATTGCTTTCGATGCCTCTGGTCCAACGTATTTATTGGCATATTTTTCCTTACATTCAATTTGAAATTCATCATGAATATTAGCAACAAACTCATAGTCTTCAGACGGTACAAGCCCTAAGAACTGTAAGCGTTCATCCAATAAGACCAGAGCTTTCTTCATTAACACAGCTCCAGCACTTTGCAGGAGTGTATTCAAGGCACTGTGCTCAGAGCGTACATGAAGTTGCCGTCCATCTAAACCTATTAGATGTCCTCGTCTCCTGTAAGCTTGCTTTACAGCAGTTGTTAATTGTTCCAAGCCCTTAACCCCTTTTAACAGCCTATCTCGTGCAGCCTTACCCTTAACCCTACTGCTACCTAAAATATCTCCTAGCTTTTCGTTTCCAGCTCCATAAATAAAAGCATAAAAGAAAGTCTTAGCTGTGTCTCTTGAATCAATGCCTAATATCTTCTGATTAATAGAATGAATATCTGTTTTATCTTTAGAGTTACCATCTACAGCAGCCTTACCATAGATTCCCCTATCATATTTTTTAAGATAGCCAGCTAGAGCCCTTAGTTCAAGTCCATCTGCATCACACCCCACAAGCACTCTTCCAGTAGAAGCCTGAAACAAAGCTCTACACTCTTTCCCATAAGGACTGTAGCTGGCTGGAACCTGAGCTATATTAGGAACCGAATGAGTACACCGTCCTGTAATAGCTCCATTAGTATTTACATAACCATGTATCCTTCCACTTCTTTCTAATTTTAGCCAAGCATTATCACCTTCAGCTAGTTGAGAAATACGCTTAGATAAAAGGAAGTGTTTGAACAACTCATCACAACCTGGATAGGGTAGTTTTCTTAAGATCCTTTCATCAATTTTAGGTTTACCACTTGGAGTCCACTCACGAGGAGTCCATCCATAATCCTTAGTGAGCTTGTAGCTGATATGATCTCTACTATTAGGGTTGAAATCTATCTTCTCAATACGATTCAAAGAACAACCAGCAGTATACCCACGTTTAACATTAGATTTTTTAGGAGTAAACTCTCCCATGTCTTTATACCAAGAACCAAACCGGTCCTTTAGTCCCTGAGCTATTAGTTCTTTCTGCTTTAGTAGCGTAACATATAAATCTTGTCCTTTAGAAACATTAAACCTAAACCCTTGCTCTACCTGTCGTTGAATAATTGTAGCAAACTCATGCTCTAACCCTACAGCTTCTCCAGCATACTCAAAACTGCATAGATGAGTATGTAACAAGGCTCCTAAAGAAACATCATTAGAACAATAATCTGCCATGTCATCAGTAAAAGTACTCCAGTCAGTATCTCCATTGTTAAAGTCTCCCTTCAATGCTCCCAACCGATAGCCCCACGCTTTTAAACTATGTGAACCCCACATTTTTCTAGGAACAATGATTGGTTTTTTAGAGTCCAGCTCTATTAGATTAGGACACACCAAACGAGACATGACTAGTGTATCCTCAATGAGTGTGGATGGTCTTGGTTCCCACCCTAGCACCTTCTTTAAAACTGGTAGGTCAAACCCGATAATATTATGTCCAGTTAAAGATTCTGCATTAGACATTATTTCTAGGGCATCATCTAAGCAGTCGTATTCAGGCTCATTAGCATAAACCTGGGAAGCCCTTGCATCAGCTACAGTCAGTCCAATACAGTGGACCTTAGTAGCATCAAACAATAACCCATCTGTTTCTATGTCAAACAGAATTTTCATTTACCATCTCCAATTAGCAAGTCTTCAAGTTTAGAAACTCTCTGATTTAGTTTTGATAGCATCAAAGGTTCCACACTCTCTGAGTCTTCCTGTTTCTCTGTCGTAGTACAGCTTGGTCGCAATACCTGTAGAGCTTCCCTTATACCTTGCCTTAAGAATTCTAACAGTTGTTTCACCGTCTTCCTGTTGGTTTCTTTCGAGTCCAATAACGAAATCGCTAAGCTGAGATATGCTTCCACTCCCTCTAACGTCATTAAGTGTAATTTTTCTTCCATCCTCATGTCCTCTTCCATCACTAGGTTTTTTTAGATGAGAAACTATAAGCATACCTATGTTCAGTTCCTCAGCTAAAGATCTAAGCTTAGTCATTAAATTATCGATCAATCGCCTTTCGTCACCACCTTCAATACCACTAACCATAATAGATATATGATCAATAACGATCCAACCAACTGAGCAATTCCTAACCAAGTAGCGAATTCTATTTGCGAGAACTTCTCCATCCAAGCTTCCCCAATGATCATAAAGATATATCCTTCCTGTGTTTAAAGTCTTTTCCCATATATCCCTTAAATATTTTTCATCTAAATCATTTTGGAGGTGGAGCATTTTATTGGCTTCGATAGACATAAAGTCGATGGATGCCTGTCGTACAGATTCCTCAAGAGCAATATAGCCGATTGTCTCTCCTTTGCTGAGGAAGTAAGATGCAATTTCTTTAACAGCAGTCGATTTACCCACGCCAGTTCCTGCACAGAATGTAACGAGTTCACCTTTTCTAGCTCCTAATGTTAAGTTATTAAGTCCCTGCCAAGGATACTCCATATCAGCAGCTTGCATTGGAATGTTCACAAGCTCCCAAGTATCCTCTCCTGCAATAATACCGTCTGGACGATATGTACTAGCTCTGAAGATAGCATTAACAACCTCACTTCCTCTATCTTCTTTAAGCATTTCATTAGCATCCTTCAGTGGAAGAGATGCAATTTTACACCGTCCTGGTGGAAATAGCTCTGCTACTTTACGAGCTGTGCTTTTACCTTGAGGATCAGAGTCAAACATCAGTACAACTTCTTGGAAGTTCTCCAAGATCCACTCTAAGTCCTTGCTCACAGCTTTACAAGCAGATCCTACACCATTAGGGATTGACACCACTGGATACTTACAGTTATTAACCTCAGCCACAGACATAGCATCTATCTGCCCTTCAGTAATAACAATATATTTTCCAGAGGTCCAACACTGTTTTCCCCATAACCCTAAATCCCTAGCTTCTCCTAGTATAGGGAAGTCTTTATTCTTAGTCCTTAGCTGTTGAGCTATGAGCTCACCCTCATCATTGTAATAAGGAGCAATATGAACCTTACTACCTGAGAGCTTCCCTACCTTGTAACCGAAAAATCTACAGGTTTCTTGGGAGATTCCTCTTTTATTAAGGGGCTCATAGTTTCCTGCTTTAGGAAATCCATTACTCGTGGAGAGTACTTTCCCCACAGGCTTACTGTCGCTATTATTATGCTCCATATAATCACACTCGCTACCAAAACAATACGCATGCCCATCTGGATATCTCCCTAAATTATCTTTTGAACCACATTTAGGACACGATTCATGAACTACTCTTTGAGCTCCTGTATCCATATATCTGGTATGCTCCTTTTTGAGTATAAAAATCCGTGTTTCTCACACCAATCACCGTATGTAGTTTTAGATCCTTTATATAGTTTTTGTTTGGGATTAGTAAAAACAAATCGGAGATCAATCTCAGGATGCTGCTTCTTAATAAGAGCATGTTTAGCTCTATCCTTCCCTAGAAATCTCCCCTTAGTTTCAATATAAATCGTTTTATTGTTACCTTGTACTATGAAGTCCGGCAAATAATGTCTAGGATCAGGGATATACTGGATTCTTTCTGATTCATAAGTCCAAGATACACCAACTTGCCGACTTAGCTGGCTGGCTATAGACTCTTCTAAGCCACTTCTGTATCCCTCTCGTATACCCCTGATCCTTTGTTTATGATTAATTGGTGGTATTATCATTTTTCTGTGGGTGTAATAGATTATAAACTAGTTTAGCCGTTTGAGAAACCTCAAAAAACGTCTCCTTAGGAAAGCTACCTGAATCACAGAGAATCTGGACATACTCTACAAGTCTTGCTAGAGTCTCATCAGGTAGTTCCCTAACTCTAGACACCAAGTCTTCTGTATCTAATGCTCTCCAATCGTCATAAGAAGCCATAATCAGAAGTCCTCGTCTTCATCTGAGTTGTTATTATTAAGAACAATCTCAAACTCATCACCTG